CTAACCCAGGTGAAAGACCTGCTAATCCCTTATTTGGTGGGGGATTAAGAGGTTTTATTTTTCAACAGATGGCTGATGAAAATTTAGATTTTTTAAAAGAAGATATAGGACAAAAATTATCAACATTTTTCCCTAATGTTATAGTAAATAATGTTTCAGTTGTTGGTAATTATGATAATAATGAGGTTGTAGTTAATATTAAATACGCTGTAGCAAATACAGGAATAGAAGACGAATTAAACTTAAGCTTTCAATAATGGCTATTAGAAGAAATATAAATTATATAAATAAGGATTTTAGTGAGTACAGATCTCAGTTAATTAACTATTCTCAAACTTATTTCCCGTCAACATATACTGATTTTACTGAAACCTCTCCTGGTATGATGTTTATTGAACAAGCTGCCTATGTTGGAGATGTTTTATCTTTTTATTTAGATAATCAAATTCAAGAAAATTATGTACAATTTGCTAGACAAAGTAATAATTTATATGATATGGCTTATATGTTTGGGTATAAACCTTCTGTTACTACACTAGCAACTACCGATATTGATTTTTATCAAATTGTACCTTCTAAAATTTCTGCAAGCCAATATGTTCCTGATTATGATTATGCACTTTATGTTAATGCAAATACTATTATAAGTACAAGAGCAGGAACACCAACTACTTTTACAATTGAAGATCCAATTGATTTTACAGTATCAAGTTCAGATAACCCAACTACTGTTTCTATTGCACAAATTACAAGTGGAAATCCTTCACAATATCTTTTAAAGAAAACCGCTAGAGGATTTTCGGGTGCAATTAATTCTACTCAATTTACTTTTGGTGCTCCTCAAGCATTTCAAACTGTAAGTATAAATGCTACAAATATTGCTGGCATTGTAGACATAGTTGATTCAGATGGTAATACTTGGTATGAAGTAGATTATTTAGGTCAAGATTTAGTTTATGATGGTTTAAAAAATACTAATATAAATGACCCAAATAATTATGTAAGTGGTAGTGATACACCTTATTTATTACAAACTAAACAAGTACAAAATAGATTTGCTACAAGATTTTTAAATGAAACAACCCTTCAAATTCAATTTGGATCAGGTAATCCAAATGATACTACAGAAGAAATTATTCCCAATTCATTCAATGTAGGTTTAGGTTTACCATTTCAACAAAATAAATTAATGGCAGCTTATTCACCAACTAATTTTATTTTTACAAATACTTATGGTGTTGCTCCAACAAATACTACATTAACAGTAAGATATTATACAGGAGGTGGTGTTAATGCTAATATTTTAGCTAATACACTTACTAATCCTAATGTAAATACTATACAATTTATTAAAGGTGGGTTAAACCCAACTCTTGCAAGTACAGTATTTAATTCAATAGCTACAAATAACCCAATAGCTGCAAGTGGTGGTTCTGATGGTGATACAATAAATGAAATTAGACAAAATATTATTTCAAATTTTGGTTCACAACAAAGAAATGTTACTGCTGATGATTATTTAGTTAGAACTTTAAGTATGCCTTCTAAATTTGGTACTATATCTAAAGCGATAACACAAAAACCAGATGCTACAAGTGCTAATACAACATTAGATATTTTTGTATTAGGACAAGATATTAATGGTAAATTATCAACAGCTTCAACACCATTAAAAGAAAATTTAAAAACCTATTTAAATCAATCAAGAATGATTGGTGATACATTAAGTATTAAAGATGCATTTATTATTAATCTTGGTATTGATTTCCAAATAATTACTTTACCAAATTATAATAATAACCAAGTATTAGAAAGATGTATTATAGCATTACAAAATTATTTTGCAACAGATAGATGGCAAATAAACCAACCAATATTATTAAATCCTATTTCAGTTTTATTAGATGAAATTGAAGGTGTACAAACAGTAAAAAAAGTTAAATTTAGTAATTTAGTTGGAGTAAATAAAGGATATTCACAATATGCTTATGATATAGAAGGAGCAACCCAAAATGGAACAATATTCCCTTCATTAGATCCAAGTATATTTGAAATTAAATATCCAAATAATGATATTAAAGGACAAGTAGTAGCAATATAAAATTATGGCAGTATATAAATTATTTCCTTCTCAAGACGCAACACTTTACACAGCATATCCTTCTATGAATACGGGATTAGATGCAATTTTAGAAGTTAAAAGTGAAGTAACATCATCAGGCGAAAGTCCTCGAGTTGCTAGATCAGTAATAAAGTTTGACCAATCAGAAATTAATAGTGTAGTCGATAACCAAATTACGGGTAGCTTAAATATTTCTGCTAGTTTAAAAGCCTATATAGCTAAAGCTTCAGGCATTATAATGGATTCAAATCTAAAAATTTATGCAGTTTCTGGTTCTTGGAATAATGGTTCAGGACAATATTTAGATAATAATATTGTTACTAATGGTGTTAGTTGGGTTTATGCTAGTTATTCAGGATCAAGAGAATGGAGAACTGCAGGTTTTCCATCTAATTCAACTGGTTCTTGGGTTGGTGCTTTAAATGCAGGTGGTGCTAACTGGTTTACTACTGCAAGTGGATATGCAGGATTAAATGAAATTACTGGTTCACAAAATTTTAACCTAAGAAGTACAAAAGATTTAAATGCTGATGTTACTAACATAGTTAAAATGTGGTATTCATCTTCAAAAGGCTTAAACTCAGGTTTAGTTGATCAAGAAAATGATGGGTTTTTATTAAGATGGGGTAGTAATGAAGAATTTAATTCTTCACCAGCTATACAACCATGGTTAAAATTCTATTCAGTTGATACAAATACAATTTATCCTCCAACTTTAGAAATAAAATGGAGAGATTATGTTTATAATACTGGAAGTTTAGAAGTTATTAGTACACCAGATTTATATGTTTCATTAGATAATAATTTAGGAACATTTTATAGTCAAAGTATTAATAATTTTAGATTAAATTGTAGACCAGAATTTCCTGTAAGAACATATAAAACTGCTTCATTATATACTACAAACCATGCTTTACCATCAGAATCTTATTATGCAATTAAAGATTTAGCAACTAATGAATATGTTGTTGAATTTGATAATGATTTTACTCAAATAAGTTGTGATGCAACCGGAAGCTATTTTAAAGTATTTATGAATGGATTAGAACCTGAAAGAAATTATAAAATATTAGTTAAAACCAATATAGCTGGTAATACTATTGTTTTAGATGAAGATTATTACTTTAAAGTTGTAAACGGATAATTATGGCAAAATCTGAAAGAATTGATTTATTGCGAAGAGTATACTCAAAATCAGAATATACTAAAATTATTAATACCGATTTTACCCAATTAGGTGTTTCAACAATTGCTGAAGTTGAAGAAAATGAAGTAACAGTTGAACAATTCTTTGGATATTACAATGATCTTTTTTATGATATACCCGTAGAGGGAGAAACTAACTCACATGAATATTTAGCTCGTACAAGTGCTGAGTATGTTGGTTTTGATCAAGAAAGTGAAGAAATTGAAGCATTGAGAAAAGAAATTACAGGTTTAAGAGAAGAATTATTGCAAGCACAAATAGAAAGTGTTGCTAATGAAGCTGATTTAGCAACAGGAAATAAAGAAATTGGAGATGCTATTCGTCAAGAAGCTAGTTTAAGTTTAGATGATGAAGGAAATGTTGCAGCAATAGATGGAACAACAACTGATAATAGAAGTGATAATATAGAAGGAGTTCAATCTCCTATGGCAACCGGAGGAGGAGGTGCTAATTACTAATGGCTGAACAACTACAAATATTACCCGTTTTACCTGGAACTTTTGATTATCAAAATTATTCACAAGAAGATAATCAATTAATTTCGGCATCAATATTAGATACAGTATTTTCTAGTTCAACAGATTATATTGAATTTTATGCTTATGATGAAAATAAAAATTTACTTTACCCAAACCCACCAGTAAAAGCAGTTGAAGTTAATACTTTTACAGTTATAGAAGGTGATACATGTTTATATCCAAATAGAGATTTAGAAGAAGCAGGATATATTCAAGGTAGTTATTATACAACTTATAATTTCTATAGAACAAAATTAGGTTCAGGTATAACAATTAATTATTATATTAGTGAAATAAGTTCAGATAGAACTGAATTAAGATTAAAAACAACATCAATACCAAATGATGTAGTAGTTAGTTCAAGTTTAGAATTTATAGAACAAAGAGAACAAGCTGATTATTTTGTTGATTTTTTACTTAATTTTGGAAACGACCAGCAAGTAATAGCTAATAACTTACAAATTGATACTCAAACTGAAGAAGATGCTTCATTATTAGTTAAATTATATGAACCCCTTCCTTCTAATTTCCAAGTAAAATCAACACTTTGGGTTGTTGAAGAAATTTCGGGCCCACAAGCTTATAATGTTATTTTTCCTCAAATTAATCTTGAAAGTGAAAATTTAAATTATATAGCAGGTCCAAATTATAGCTTAAATATTAAAAATGAAACAGGTGAATCCAGTGAAATTTTTAGCTATAATACTTTAATTAATTCAGATGTTACTAGTTCTACTAGCCAAATTAAAAATTTACTAGATAGAAAAGAAATTAATATTAATATTGATTATGAAGATTATAGTCAATTTGTTAATTTTTCTACTGCAAAAACAAGATTAGAAAATTTTGTTCATAAAGTTGGTTTAATTCAATCATCTAGTGCTGTATTATCTGCTTCTTTTGGTGCCGTTGAAGGTTCAACTACTGGTTCTTTTGTTTATAGTTCAAGTAAAGCTGTTGAAGAAGCTAATATAAATAATATAATAACTAATTTTGATGGTTATGAATATTTTTTATATTTTAATAGTGGTTCAAAACATTCTTATCCAAAAATAACATCAACACCACCATTTGCATTAGCACCAACAAGTAGTGCTTTAGCAACAGATTGGGAAACTCAACAAGCAATATCAGCATCAGAATATGATGATAATAATCAAAATTCTTTATATTATTCAATTCCAGAATATTTAAGATCTGATTCTAATAATGCTAGATATGAATTATTTGTTGATATGGTTGGCCAACATTATGATAATATTTGGACTTATACAAAAGATTTAACAAATAGATTTGATGGGGATAATAGGTTAAGTTATGGAATATCAAAAGATTTAGTAGCGGATGCAATAAGAAATTTTGGAGTTAAATTATATGCTAATAATTTTAATACTGATGATTTATATACCTCATTTTTAGGATTAACACCATCAGGAAGTACATTCCCTTTACCTAATATCACATCATCATATCCCGCAGCTTCTGGGTTTGAATACGTAGATACTAAAATATCAGCTTCAAATGACATAGTCCCATTAGATGATGTTAATAAGCAGTTATATAAACGTATCTACCATAATATACCTTATTTACTTAAAACAAAAGGTACAATTACTGGTTTAAGAGCATTAATTACTTCTTATGGTATTCCAAATACAATATTAAGGGTAAATGAATTTGGGGGTAAAGATAGAATAGCTACAAAAGATTGGGATTTAAAACAAAACCAATTTAATAATGCTTATACTTTAGATCGTACTACTTATTTTAGTTCATCATTTTTACAAAGTTCTCAATTTTTCTCTCAAACTGGGGTTGATCCTTATCCTGATGTTATTCAGTTTAGGTTTAAAACAATTGCTCCTCCAACATCTTCATTTAATCAAGTTGTTTGGATGGGAGGTACTGGTGGTAGCATAATTACTTTAGAATATACAGGTTCAGGTAATACAAGTGGTTCTTATTCAGGTGCTGTTCCCTCATCTTCTAAAGAATTTGGTACTTTAAATTTTTATCCTTACCTTGATCAAACCCAACCAAATTATAAATTAAGTGTTCAAGCTCCATTTTTTGATAAAGGTTGGTGGTCTGTTCAAGCAGGTTGGGATAATCCAGATGGTACAGGTAGAGTTGGTAGTGGTGCTAATATTTCTGCTTCTTTATTTGTTGGTAATTCAAAAAATGGTAAATTACAATATAATAGAACAGCCTCAGGTACGTTTAATACAGCATTTTGGCAAAGTGATTTATCTAGTTTTCCATCTAAAGATGGTGTTGGAGTAAATATTTTTAGCCAAGATTACCAAAATTTAAGTGGTTCAATACAAGAAATAAGATATTGGGCAAGAGCAGTTAACCATAGTGGATTTTTAGATTATGTTGTTAATCCTTATTCTGTTCAAGGTAGTAGAATTAATTCAACCCCAGACGACTTATCATTTAGAGCATCTTTAGGATCTAATTTAGATACAGGAAGTAGAACCTCGATTCATCCAAGAGTTACAGGTTCTTGGGAAGAGTTATATCCATCGTTTTTAAACACACCTTCAAGTAATTATTATTTAAGTGATGGTACAAAATTTGAAAATAATAAAGAAGAAATATTATTAAACCAAACACCTGGAGGAATAAAAAATAGAGTTAGTGATAAGATACAAATTGCTAATAATGTAATCCCATCTGGATCAACATTATCACCATTTAGAAAAGTTGCACAATCACCTTATATTAGTGGTAGTGAACCAAATATAAACTACTTAGAAGTTGCTTTTTCACCTACAGATCAAGTAAATGATGATATTATAGGTCAAATTGGTGCTTTTAATTTAGGTGATTACATTGGAGATCCATTACAAGTAATGCAAAATAGAATGGCTGGAGAATACATCTCAGGGTCATCTTATCCTTGGTCACAACCAGCTTCTTCTATACCAGAAAAAGATTTAAATCCATATAATTATCCAACTTTAGATAGTTTAAGAGATGCTTATTTCTTAAAATATATTGATAGTTACGATATTAATGATTTTATAAGATTAATAAAATTCTTTGATAATTCATTATTTAAAATGATAGAAGATTTTACACCTGCTAGAACAACATTAAGTTCAGGAGTTGTAATAAAACAAAATTTATTAGAAAGAAATAGATATGCTCCACCATCTGCTTCTTATACAGATGAAACATTATCAGGTTCAATTAAACCAACTTCAAGAAATTACAATACAGGTTCAAACGATTACCCACAATATAATTTTATAAGTGGTTCTTCAATTTACACTTATCAAGGTGGAACTGGAGGTACATTTGAACCCTTTAATAATTTATATGCTGCTCCTGTTTATTATTCAGGTAGTACAACTCCTTATAGTTCATTAACAACTCAACAAGTTGCTACATCTTCATTTTATAAAGCTTATCCTCAAGTAACACAAAGTTTTACTGAATCAGTTAGTTCTAGTGTTGGTACAGCTACTGTATTAAGGGTAGATCAAAGAGAATTTTATAATGGAGAATTCCAACCAGCTGGGGGTGCTATTGATTTTGAAATGCCTGAAATTTGTAGAGCCTATTTTGGTCAAGATAATTTAGAAGACTATTTTTATAGAATTGAATGGTTCTTTGGAAATGATGATTCTCAAACTTCATTACCTTACATATTTAATTCAACAGCACAAATTGGAATACAAAATAATGGTGAATTTTCTTTAAGTAATGCTTCTCAATATGTTTCATCTACAATGTCTATTGATTCTCGAGATGCTACTAGTGGTTCTTCTTATAATACTTTTTATAATTTATCACAACAAAATTCATTAGGTAGTTTAAAAATAGTAAGTGAAGATAACAGTAAATTTTTACAATGGCCTATTGAAAGTATTGATTATTTTAATCCTAATGCATCTGCTTCATTCCAAAACATGTATAGAGGAAATGCTGTGTTACCACCAGCAACAAGAATGGAATTATTATTTAATAATTTTAATATAACTTCCTCTACATCAGCTTATATCAGTTTTACAGGTAGTGATTTTTCAGCAGGCTTCCCAGATCAATCTTCCTCAATGGCAGCTTTAGTAGCTTCATCTTCAGCAGGTCAAGATATGGGTAATATTATTTTCACTAATACAGCTGGTACAGGTACAGAAAGTCAAGTAGTAGGATGGAAAGTTACTAATGTTACTTATGTTTCAGGTGCTTATATATCTGTTGGATTTGGTTCTTTAATAACTGGAAGTGGTACACCATTTACTGATTTTACTAGAGTTAATTGGTCTATTGTACCAACCTCATCAGGTGATTGGTTCCAATTTAATTTAGGTACTAATGCTAGTTCATCAGCTAATGCTCCATTTAGTAATGGTGAAAATGTTAATATACAGTTAATAGGAACTAGTTCATTCTCCCCAGTTGAACCTCAATTTCAAAAAGAAGAATCTTGGTTCTTAGATGAAGCTAATTGTCCAGGTGATGGTTATGCTTGGTTTTGGACAGCATTTAATAAAGCAGGACAAAAAGCAAAATATATAAAAATATCAAATAAAACGGCTAATAATTATTTAATTAACCAATTTATACCTTATTCTAATTATATTACTTTTAATTTAAATGAAGCAAGAACAGGTGGTTCTGCTGGTTATGTTGTTAATGGATTCCAAACATGGCAAATAGCTAATGCAACAGTAATGGATGATGGGATTCCATCAACAGCTGATTGTTCATTAATATTTGTTGATCCAAATGATTCATCATTAGCTGTTAATTCGAATGACCCACTATTTACTAACTTTTCATTTAGTTCAAGTGGTCAATTTATTTGGTATGCTACAGGTTCAGGAATTGATCCTAATGTAACACCTAGTATTAATATTACTCAATCTTCCCCACAAGGTTATTTCCCACCTGTTGGAAACTTTTCTAGTAGTAATGATGGAGCTTTAGTTTGGTATGTAAGACAAGAAGGAGGAGCTGATTATGTAGATGCTAATTTAAGAATTAATAGTTCTTATGTATTAGGTAATGGTCAATTTGGGGGTAGTGGTAGTTATAATTTTACAGGTGATAATTCTTATCAACTAGATAATGTTTCTTTTGGAGTATCTTCTTCATCATATAGATATGCAATGCATGTT